GTCGACGCGATCGTCGTATTAAGACGGTGCTCGTGATTGCCCATAAGGTATACGGACGGCCGGAAGCCCCGGAGAAAGGCGATGCCGGAATTAATGTCGTCCTTGAGACTCTCGGCGTGCTCGGCGTCGTCGGCCTTGCCGCGAAGGGAGCGCATATCGAAGCAGTCGCCGAGCAGTACGCGCACGTCGGGTTTGTAGTCGCGGCAGAATTCGGCCAGGGCGTCAATGGCCTCGGGGTCGGCAAGGTCGCCGTGATTGTCGCCGGCGGCTACGAATCGGATGGGTTTGCTCATAAGGTTTTCGCGGCCTTCCTCTGGGCCAGCAGCTCGTCGCGGCGCTTGCGGCATTCCTCAATCGTGCCTTGGAGGCGCTCGATCACGTCGACGCCGTTCGACCGGCAACGGAAGTAGACCAGGCCACCGACGATCTGAAGGTTATGGTTCGGATTGTAGGGCCGAGGGTTCTTGCGCTCCTTGCCCCATTTCGTCTTTGAAGGGCACGACGCGAGCCAATCGGCGCGGGCCCTGGAGATGCCCAGGCGCGCGGCCCAGGCGTAATCGTCCTCACTCAAAGGTTCCACGACGCGGCGAGCCGGCGCCCCTCCTGCTTGATCTCGTTAACCGCCCCGGGCCGGAAGCAATAGACGTTTTCGACGCCCTGGGTAAGAATCTCGCGCACGCTCCAGGCCTCCTCGTCGTTCGCCGGCAGCACGCCGGCCGTCTCGATGTAGATCGTACGTACGCGCCACCCTTTCGTATAGAGGTAGTCGCGGCAAACGTGCAGCTCGTTGGTATAGCGCCAATCGCTGCAAACGACCGTCTCGACCGGGCGGTCTGACGCGTCGCAGCACAGGGTCACCCATCGGGCCAGGTTGACGGCGAATACGTTTCGGTCGAGGGAGCGCCCGAACCTTCCTGCGGCGACGAGGAAGTCGCGGTTTTTAATCTTAAAGGCCTCGTCGTGAAAATCGCCGATAAGGCCTAGGTCGGCCAGGAACACGTTTGCGGCGTCCTTTAGGGCGTCGGCGAAGTTGATATGAGCAGCCGGGCGTTTGCTCCATTCGAGGATTCCGTTCGCCAGGGTGCCCTTGCCGGCCCTGGCATACCCCGAGATCAGTATGAGGGTCGGCGCGCTCACGTTCAAAAGGGAGGTTCCGAGGGGAGGTCGGCGGCCGGCGCTGCGGGCTTCTGGGAACCGCGCGGGAACGTCAGCTTATACTTGTACTGAGGGCGGCCGTTCCATTCGCCGTCGGGCGTTACCTCGACCGAGATATCGGTCGCCTTTCCGACGGCCGGCTTTAGGTATACCTGGAGGTCGGCAGGGGTCGCGTTCGGCGCGATCTCCTTCGCGAAGGTGCCGGAGAGACGGCCGACCAGCATCGCGAGAGAATTCGCGTACTTCGTTCCGTAGTTCTTCGAGAGGCAGTTGCCGGCGTCGTCGACGAAGAAAAGGCGCGCGGAGCACGTGCCATCGTCGAAGCTGCGGATTTTGTCCAGCTTGGGCGCCGTGAGGCGCAGCCGGTAAATGCCGGAGGTCGAGATGGTCGTGAGGGGAGGGCGGTCGTTCGGGGTTTCCATATGTGTATTAGGCGAAGTTAATGGTTTGCACGGCCCCGACCATAGTGCCGCCGACGTCGAGCACCTGGGGCTCGTTTGCGTACCCTGTCCAGAGGTCGAGGGCGCAGCTCGTCTCGTACTTCTTAACGGCCTCCTCGAAATCGGCGATGGCCCAGCTCGAGAGGTTCGGGCCGACGGTATAGGTCGCGGTCGCCCAGGGCGCTTGCTTCTCGACGGCCAGGAAAAGGAAGGTCGGAGGAATCGCCTTGCCGGTATGAAGCGAGTAAACGGTGCGGTACCAATGGGCTTGCAGGGCGTATTTGTACGACCGGACGCTGTTAAGAAAACCCTTCGGGCTCGCGTCCTCGGTCGTCTTGAGGTCGACGAGCACGACGTCGCCGGCGGCGTTCTCGGCAACCAGGTCAATCGCGGCCTTGATGGGAACCCCGCAATAGTCGACGGCGAGGTACTGCTCGGTCGCGACGATCTTAAGGCCCAGGGCGTTCAGTCGGCCTCGGGCGGCGCCGGCCATATGCGCCACCAGGTCGGCCTCCTCGGCGCTCAGAATCTCCTTGCCGGCGTTCTCGGCGGCGAAGGCGGCCCATTCGGCCTTGCCGGCGCTCGTCCTCTTGTCGCAATCCGGGGCGACGGCGTACGCGGCTTCGAACGCTTCGCTTCCCTCCAGGGCGAGCTTGTGCGTCGCCGAGCCGATCCGCAGCGCCTTGGTCGGCTCGCGGTCGCGCTTGAGGTAGGCCTGGTAATGAAGGCCGGATTTCAGCAGCTCCTTCGCGCCGCTGAAATTGAGCGCTTCGGATTTGTCGTATATTTCTCGGGTAGGCAGTTGCATATGCGTTTTGGGGGAAAGGGGAGGAGATGAAGGAAGGGTGAGAAGGCACCCCGGCGGCCTCGCGGCTTGGCCCATCTCCAAAATATCAAAGGTCGTCGTCGGTATGCTCGACGATGCGGACGGCTTCAACCGTCAATTTCTGCGCCTCCTCGAGCATCGGCTCGATTCGGTCGAGGTCGTGCCGGATCGCGGCGACGGCGGCCGAGAGGCCTTTTAGGCGCTCGTATACGCCCAGGAAGTTAAAGGCCTGGTTAGGGGCCTCGGTGTAAAGAATCTGAAGCTCCATAAGGCAGCTGGCGACGCCGCGAACGATGCGCTCGGAATCGGTGGCCGTGAGAGGCGCGATCTCCTCGACGCGCCGGGCCCTCCTGGTTATCCGGTTGATTAAGCTATTAAGGACGTCGCGGTTCGGGTTGCTCATTTTATCGGAGAAATATCGCCGTCGGCATTACGTACGTAAAAGCGCACGTCGCAGCGCTTGGGGTCGAGGCCGTCGCGGCCGTTCCGGCGCCACTTGTCGAGGCGCTGCATAAAGTCGGAATGCCGGTGCTCGGTGAATTCGACCAAGGCGTCGCGGCCGTCGAGCCATACGACGAGGGCGTATTGCCGGTCGAGGCCGGCGCAGCGCCTTTCGACGGCCTTTGGGACGTTATCAGACATCGCCCTTTGTGGCCGCGTCCCATCTCTCAATCGCCTCGCGAATCACGGCCTTCGTAACGGCGTTCGTTTCGACGTCCTCGAGGTCGGCCAGGATCGCGCGCATACGCTGGCCCTCGGCCTCGACGCGGCGCCGGCTTTCGGCGATCTTCTCCTTAAGGGCCGCGATTTCGGCCTGGGCGGCCAGGAGGCCGTTCTGGGCGGTTAGGTTTTCCAGGGCTTGCCGGACGATATCGTTAGGGTCGAGGTTCATACGCGAGGGCGGGAGATTGCGTTGATAAAGGAGGCCTTGTTGGAGCGCACGAGGTCGACCTTATCGGGAGGGAGGTCGGCCAAGGTCTGCCCTTCGCCGATCCATTTCTTTTCGATGCAGTACGCGGTCGCCTTCGGCAGCAGCTCGGCGGGCACGAGCTCAGAAACAGGCCGGTCGACCTGGCGGGGCGGGGCGCTCGCGGCCTTGCCGTCGTCGTCTAGGTCTATTGAGACGCCCAGCGCCGACGAGAGTCCGACGCGCCGGCCGTACGTCACGGCCGAGGATATCTGCTGCGGCGTGAGGCCGGAGGTCTTGAACCGGATAACCCCGAAGGCGAACACGTGCCCGGAGGTATGGATCACGTTCGTCTCGACGCCGACCGAATCGGCCTCGGAAACGAGGGGCTGCGAAAGCGCCAGGTCGTGAGCCGCGAGGATCGGGCGAACCGAATCCAGAAGCGCGTCGAGCGTTACGTACTTCGTGCGGAACTGAGGGTTAATCTTCGTGCCGGCGACGTTGGAGAGCTCGCTGAGGGCGGCCACCAGGGCGGCGTGAGGTGCGGGGTTTGTTTCGTTTTTTGGCATAGGGAAAAGGGTTTTCAGTCTGCGGTTTCGTCGTCGCCTTCGCTCCGGACGCCGACCGGCAGCCGGCCGTCACACCAGGCGCGAATCGTCTCGGGCTTCAGCTTCGAATACATCTTGCCCTCAATAACGATGGTATAAAGGGGCTTCGCGTTGCGTATCGTCGCCTTATTCAACCGGGCGACCTTATCGTCGGGCAGGATGATGTATTGGGAATCGGGAACGACCAGGTAGGCGGGCACGTTCTTTTCGGGTTCTTTCTTCATTGGGGGAAATCAGTTGATCGCGCCGCGCACGGCGGCGTCGAGGATTAGGAGGGCGTCGGACGTCTTTAAGGTGATGCCGTCGACGGTCGGGTATAGCTCCTGGGCGCGGGCCTTAAGGACGTTCTTCCAAACGGTCGTCGTGCGGTCGCCCTTCGTTCCGACCGGGTGCGCCTTCATCCAGGCTTGAGGCCGGACGCGGTGCAGCTTGAAGCCGCAAGCGATGGACGCGCCGAGAATTAGGCCGTGATTGTTGCCGAGCTTGAACGCGGCGCTCGAGGGGATCAGCTTGCCGGCGAAGGGCGGGGGCTCCTCGAGGTAAATCGCGACCTCCTTCGCCTTCGTCGAGAGATGGGCGAGCAGCTCCACGACGTCGGTATCGGTCGGCGGCATCGCGGCGCATTCGGTCGACTCGCTGTCAGTCCAGGCAAAGCCGCCGGATGCGCCAGGATCGCAAGCGATATAAAGCATAGGTAAGGTAAAACCTTTACCGAGCGCGGCCCGGGGTCAATTGGCAAAGGTTTGTCACGCGGTACGCGTAGCCGTTCGGCCGCCAGGCGCGGCGCTTGGCGCCGGCAAAGCCGACGTTCCATACCAGGGCGAGGTTCGTAGGGGTCGCCTCGAGGCCGGCGGCCAGGATGCGGTCGCGGCATACGCGCAGGAAGGCGGCGGCGACCATATCCTGCGCCGTATGATCGCGCCAGGAGGTGCGAGGGTAGGTCGTGCGCCCTTCGGCCTTTAGCCGGGCGTTCCCTTCGGCCCAGGCCGCCGGCCCGAGCTGATAGAGGCCGAGACTAAGGCCGCCGTCGCCGACCTGGTGCCGGGCGCCTCCCTCGACCTGGCCGATGGCCCAAAGCACGTTTGCGTCGGCCCGGGCTTCGGCCGTGCAGCCGAGCAGCCAAAGGGCGACGACGGTGATCCTGGCGCTCATACGATCGGGCGAGGCACGGTGTTCCCCTGGGCGGTGGTGCCGCAGGAGAAGGAGTAGGAGTAGGCCACGCCGACGAAGCCGCCGGCCGCGACGAAGGGCTCGAGGTAGTTGACGGTGAGGCCCTCCTTGGTGAGCGCCTTGCGGCAGGCCTCGACCACCTTGGTGGCGGCGGGCATGGCGGCCTTGGCGTTGGTGATGTCGCCGGTGATGACGGCGGCGTTTAGGGCGTGGAGATCCACGAGCATGTCGCGCACGGCGACGACGTCGCGGAAGCGGCCGACCTCCTTGGGCTCACTCATTGGGGCGGCCCTCCTTGGCGGCGTTCCACGCGTTGATAAGGCCTCCCGCAACGGGATACTTTAGATTAAATGCCTCTGCCATCGCATCCCCGGCCTTGCGGAGACGCTCGTTCTCGGCCTTGAGGCGGGTCACTTCATCTCGCTCCGCACGCAACAGGCGGGAGGTCGGGTTGGTCATCAATGCTTCCATCTCGGCCTTGAGGCGGGCGACCTCCTCCTGCTCGCCACCGATGGCGTTAAGGTCATGGACGCGCTCCTGGTGAAGCCGGCGCAGCTCAACGGACTTCTCCAGCAAGTCCCGCTTCAGCGCCTCAATCTGGGCGTCCTGCTCCTCGATGGTGTCCCGGAGTCCTCGGTTGCACCCCGGCTTCCTGCATCCCTTGGAGCAGGTGTGGATGCCGTCGTGCGGAGATTGGCCGACCGCTTCCTCCGCATTTCTGCGGAGATTGTCGATGATCTCGAGGTGCTGCTCGTAGCAGACATAGGCGCCGTCGTTGCATTTGACCATGCGCCACGGCCCGCCGGCGCTCCTGGCCTTGGGGTCGTAGCGGTCGGGTGGACGGATGTTGCGGAGGACGTCGTCCTCGTGCTTGGTTAGTTTACGTTTGGGCATAGATGCTTAATGTGGTTGAGTCGTTGGGCGAAAAGTTAAACCGCCGTAAGTGGCGTGTTATTCCCGCTCGGGAAGATTAGGCGTCAGATGTGGCGTTTTAGGGGTGGATGTTACCGCTCGGGAAAGTCATACGCTCGGCTTGCCCTCCTTGGCGGCGTTCCACGCTTCGACCTCTGGATGGTCGCTATCCATATCCATAATTAGATCCATTTGAACCAGCAGTTGAACCATCGCATC